CCATATGGTGGGCATCTCAGGTTGACGGTAGAGTAAGAACTTTAGAAACAAAAAGTCTTAGTGTTGCTCAAGAAAATAGGAGATATATTGAGCAAGTAGTTCAACCATCTTACGGAATTGGTAAGAACTGGAAGAATCAATATCATGATGAGTGGGTGTTGAAAGGTGGCTGGAAAAAGTAATGCCAAACATACCTGAGATTAACATAAGAGATTTAAGTGTTAACTCAATTCCAACTTGGGCGATAGATCCTCCTATCGCTGTTCCCATATACCCACCCGTGACATCACAGGTGGGTATTCCTATTGTTAATATGCCAGGATGTGTAGAATCTCATAAGGATAGTGATAAAAATGTTAACCTGGCAAATAATGACCCTGATCAGGTAAAGATATTTTGCGATGGAGAAATGCCAAGCTTTGCTCCAATTAACTATGACGCAAGAAGACTTCAGTATGAAACTGAAAAAAAATCACAGGAAGTTCCTCCAGTCAGATCACCAGAACCTCCTGAGCAACCTGACCCACCAACATCACAAACACCTGCTGTTCCTAACACACCAAAGCAAGATATCCCCTGCCCTACAGAAGCACAAGAGCTCAAGGAACCTGTAGGATTTGTAAAAGGGGATCAAAAAGTTATTGATTATCGTTTAGTTGGCAGAGAGTGTATTCAGGTTACAGAAGATATTGGGATAACCGAACAAATCGTAGGCAATATTCCATCAGCAGGTGCGGTAACTGCTACTGCTTCTATTGCTGTTGTGGCAACGTCTTCGGCAATATTTGCAAAACCTCTTGCTGATCTTTTGTTAAGAGTGGTGAAACCTGTTGTGAAGAAGGTGCTGACAAAGGTCCAGTCCTTATTGGGAAAGAAACCCCGGAGATTGACCCACCAAGAGGTGATCGCGAACCGATATCGAGAGAAGCGGGGGCTGCCAGCCTTGAAGGACCCGAAGAAGAAGAAACGTTAGGAATATTGTGTTTATGTGGTGGAATAGTATTTACATTTTGAACTACGACATCAGCACATATAACATAATATGGGCTCTTTGGGTGAAAACTAATTCCAGCTTTCATCAATTCTCCACAATTTTTGAGACGAGCAATCTCAAAATCTAATCTTTTATTAGCAACAGTTTGTCTCATTAATTGAGTTTGAGCATCTGCTGCTGCTTTACAACGCTCTTGTAGTCCACCATCAAGAGGGAAGGATAATGTTGCAGATAATCCAATGTTTGTGCTGAGATTATCTTGCTGACCAGTTCTTACTGGTTTATCCCACACTACTTTTCCCGGTCTGTCTGGAATACCATCTGGTTGTATATCTTCTACGACAATTGTCATATCAGCGCCATCTGGAAACCATCTTTGTTCGCTTCCAACTTCATTGCCATCGCTACCATCTGAGATGTAGGTACGATCGTCATACCATTCTTCCCATGGGTAGTTCTTAACTTGTTGTTGTATTTCTACTTTCTGCCCCTTTACATCTCTACCATCATATTGTGGTTCATAATAAATGCTTTCAAATGGATCTTGGTAACTTCTGCTGTGCGTAATGAAGGGAGTTATATTTGCCGTTGGTCCTTGGCAACTAATTCCATTTCCGTAACTATTTGTTACATACGGACCTTGTAAAACCTGAATTGCCTGGTTGGTCACTGAGCCAGAACTGTTCGCGATGGGGTTTGCTGTTGCTGATACACCACCTACGTTCGCTCTCACGGGTGATGCTATCAGCAATGCAATTATTGGGTAAAGACACTTGTTGTATCTGTTACGCTTGTGACCTCGGTTACTCTTTGAATAATTGTTTGATTTGAAATCCCCGGACCTTGGTAGGTTTGTGTGAACTGAAATGCTTCCCCTGGGGTTGTTATCTTGTACTTTACAAGTCCTAGATTGGCAGAAGAGTTTGTGCTCGATACTTGCCCCTCGATTCCACCAAGTGGATTTACCATCACACTGTTGTTTATGTTTGATGGATTTAATGCCTCTCCACCATTGTCCACGTTCGTTCCAGTTACTGTATATTGCCATCCTGTATTATAATCAATTGAGTTTATAGTTTCAGTTACCTTAGATGTCGTCTCCGTGTGGCTGGTCATCGAGCCCTGGGTGAAGTTTGGGACCACGGGGACCGCCTGGGCAGGAGCAAGTATGGCACTTGCACCCACCGCAATCATCACATACTTCAATTTTATCCGCCCAGAAATCATGGTTAGTATTCTCCATAAACGATTCCCTATTTCACGGTGAGTTCAGTGACAAATTGTCCGGTTCCAAGTGTTCCGGCTCCGCCCGCAGTCACGCTAATTGCCCCCGTAGTACCAATTGTACCTGCTAGATCTCCAGCAACTCCAGCTGCCGTGCTAGTTTGGGTTGAGAAGTTTCCAACTGCACCTACTGTTGGAGCAGAGGTGCTGACTGCATCAGCCTGTGTATATGACTGCGAGAAACTAAATGAGTTTCCGTTAGTATGTTGAGTAGCAGCAATTGTTCCAGGAGCATATACTCCAGAAGTGATTGTTCCTGCGGAAATTGTTCCAGCAGTGCTACCATCGGTCGTGCTAACTCCATTGCCCGAAATCGAGAAGCTACTTCCGATCCTTTCTACCTGTGTTGCTGGAGCATTTACTGTTAATTGAATGCTTGATGTGAGTTTATGAGTAATATCGGCATGTGCTGGTGCCGCCATCATTAACATCGCGAAAGCAACTAATGCTTTTTTCATCTACCTACGCAAAGTGAACATATCTATTTAGTATAATAATGACTGTTCGGAATGATACATGTTCGGTTTTTTAACTAGCACAACCCAGTTGACAAGACCTGGGTTCTTTGTTATCATAGATACATCGACGGGTTAAGAAATGTAAAGTTTCTTCGTCCGTTGATACACCATCAACCGAGACCTACGGGGTGTATAAACACGTCTCTAATATCCACGATGGAGGGTGTCGTGGAAATAATACCATCAGTGTTCCCTGCACTATTACTTACCCTTTTTTCAAATGACTATTTCAACTTTAAAAAACAATCAGACAACCACTTGGGAGGATTTCTGCTCCTGGGTAACTTCTACAAATAACCGTCTTTATGTTGGATGGTTTGGAATTCTTATGATTCCAACGCTCCTTGCAGCAACCATCTGTTTCATCACTGCCTTCGTGGCAGCACCTCCGGTTGATATTGATGGCATTCGTGAACCTGTTGCTGGTTCACTTATCTATGGCAACAATATTATTTCTGGCGCAGTTGTTCCTTCTTCAAATGCAATCGGACTTCATTTCTACCCCATCTGGGAAGCAGTCTCTCTCGATGAGTGGCTTTATAACGGCGGTCCTTACCAGTTGGTTGTCTTTCACTTCCTCATCGGTATCTTCTGTTATATGGGCCGTGAGTGGGAACTGTCTTACCGTCTCGGTATGCGCCCTTGGATCTGCGTTGCTTACTCTGCACCTGTTGCAGCAGCTGCCGCAGTCTTCCTCGTCTATCCTTTTGGTCAAGGAAGTTTTAGTGACGGTATGCCTCTGGGCATTTCTGGCACCTTTAATTTCATGCTGGTTTTTCAAGCTGAACACAATATCCTGATGCACCCCTTCCACATGCTTGGTGTGGCAGGAATCTTCGGTGGTTCTTTGTTCAGTGCGATGCATGGTTCTTTGGTTACATCTTCATTGGTTCGTGAAACTACTGAGTCTGAATCTCAGAACTATGGTTACAAGTTTGGTCAAGAAGAAGAGACCTATAACATCGTTGCCGCTCATGGTTACTTTGGTCGTCTCATCTTTCAGTATGCCTCGTTCAACAACTCCCGTTCGCTGCACTTCTTTCTCGCAGCATGGCCCGTCGTGGGAATCTGGTTTACCGCCCTCGGCGTCAGCACCATGGCATTCAACCTCAACGGATTCAACTTCAATCAATCCGTTATTGAAGGTCAAGGTCGTGTGGTAAACACCTGGGCAGATGTCTTGAATCGTGCCAACCTCGGTATGGAAGTTATGCATGAGCGTAATGCACACAACTTCCCTCTTGATCTTGCTACTGCTGAGTCCACTCCTGTGGCACTTACTGCTCCTAGCATCGGTTGAGTTTCCTAAAAACCGAATAAACAAAAGAGAGACCTTCGGGTCTCTTTTTTATTGTCTTAATATCAATAAATAAGTTGGAAATGGGGGTCTTTATATGCCCCCCTTTTAATTGAAAGAAGCATGAAAAAAGTAGCAATTTTTGGTTCATCCAGAACAGACCCAGAATCTGGACTGTATGAGGCAGTAGAAAAGATGGGTAAAGACTTTGCATCTTATGGTTGGGTAGTTGTCACTGGCGGTGGACCTGGTACAATGGAAGCAGCAAATAAAGGAGCATCTTCTATTGACATCAACCTATCAGAAGCAGAAGCGATTTATTTGCCGTTTGAGGAGAAAGTAAATGAATATGTTCACGATTATACAAAGCACGATGATTTCTTCACAAGGTTGGATACCTTTTCTAGATGCGATGCATTCATTGTCAGTCCTGGTGGTGTTGGAACACTTCTTGAAATGGCAATGATTTACCAACTAGTTCAGGTCAATCATATTGAAAAGAAACCAATCATTTGTGTTGGTAGAATGTGGAGGACACTCAAGAGCTGGTTAGAAGATGAAATGTTAGATAATGGTTTTTTAAATAACGACGAGATGGAATTAATCCATTATGTCGATAGATTTAGCGAAGCAACTTGTTTATTAAGAGGACTTTTGAATGATTAGTAATTCTATTTCAAAAAGAAAATCAAGACAGATCCTGTATAACCAGGGAGTTTTGGAAAAAATTATGAAGTCGATGGAAGATCTTAGATGGGACTGCTATGATGATGTCGAAGTTGAGGTCATCGATTCCAAAGTGGTAATCAGGAACAATTCTAAAAAAAATTAAATGCTTACGATCATTAACCACTTGACTGCTTTCTGGTCTGTTGTTATAATGAACTGTATTCAACCAGCGAATTGGCAATACTGCTATCGGGTTGATCAGTGGTTAATTCCAGACCTCTATCAAGGTATTCAGATATATCTTGATAAGGACCACAAACTTTTGTATAAATCAGAAAAGGAGTATTTGAAAAAATTATGAAAATTTTTCTTGACACAGCAGACACTGAAGTCATTCGTAAGTATTACGAGACTGGATTTGTCGATGGAGTTACCACAAACCCAACTTTGATTATGAAGTCTGGTCGCAATCCAGATGATGTATATCAAGAAATTGCAGATATTGGTATTGCCGACATCAGCATGGAAGTCATGGGCAATGCTCAGGAAATGCTTGATGAATCAATTCGATTGGTTGATAAGTTTGGATCTGTTTCTACAATCAAAGTTCCATGCACTCGTGAAGGATTGCGAGTATGTAATGAGCTTTCTAAGGAAAAGATTCGCACTAACGTCACATTGATCTTCTGTGCCTCTCAGGCAGTCCTTGCAGCGAAGGCAGGGGCAACATATGTCTCGCCCTTTGTAGGACGCTTAGACGACCAGTCAGTGGCAGGTCTGGAGGTTGTACGTTCTATCTCTGAACTATATCAGATCCATAGGATGGAAACTAAAGTTCTTTCTGCTTCTATTCGTAGCGTTCAAGCTGCAAA